TAGCCCACATGGCGAGACGCGTCCATAGATCCGAGCGACCATCGCTGCGACCATCTGTCCGCGCGAGCGCACGAGTAGCATCCGTCAGCGCATCGCGCTCCTGTGCCCATTCGTCTCGCAGCGCATCAAGGCGCTTCTCGATGCCGACGTCGTGTTGCTCTAGCCTCCGTTCGATGTACGTCTCGCGCGCTGCTTGCGTCGCTGCGATGTGCTCAACCTGTTTCTGCACGACTGACAGAGCAGCCGGCAACCCGGACAGCGCGCGCACTTCTTGGCGCAATTCCCGTAGCAATTCCTCGAACGATACTCCCCCGTCAGCCATCGGCATCACCTCGTCGTGCATGAGAATCTCCACTGTGCCGTGGTGCAAGTTGCAGTACAATGAATAAACCCTGCGGACGCTTCGTCTAAGGCCATTGTTCGCGATCGGAACCGCGAACAGAAATTGGCGAGCGATGCCGGTAAGGTGGAACATCCGGCCGCTGCGTCAACGCCCAGCGGATGCACGGTGCGGGTGCTAGCGCGTAGGCCGCGTGTAGCAGTCGTTGCCAAGTCCGCGTACCGTCGAGGACGAGAGGATGGTGCTCTCAGGGTACTCGGCGCAACAGGCGATGTGTTCCGAACCTCTGAGACGGCAGGAGCACGCGGCGGCGAGACGCCCGGCATGACCGCGTGGGAGCCTGGACCAGCGCCCGAGTCAAATCGGGACACGGCTCCTGCCTGAGAGGAATGGCGCAAGGGCCGATGGGCAGCTCTGAGGCGACACGTGACCGGCCACCCGGCGGTGTCGATGGCAGGGCAGGGCCCGGCATCACGTAGCTGCGTGGTGCGGCGAGGTAGCGCTCGAACGGAGCAACGGCGGTGCAGCGTTCCTGTAACGCTGGCCGCCGTTGTGCATTTCCTCGTGCTCATCATTCAGCTTCTATAGCGCCGATCAGGCCGTTCGTCGCGGCGAATGCCTCGAGCGCAGCGCGCAGCGAACGCAATAGCGTCGCGTGTGTCTCGACGAATACGCGCGCCTGCTCTCTTGTAAACGCGAGCGATTCTACTCCTGAACTAGCCGCGAACCCGGCTTCGTCCTGCACCCCCCTGAGCCTATAGACGACAAGCGTAGATTCAGGCTTTTCGCCTGTAGGCAGCGCTGACACGTACAGCGCCGGCGCATGGAGGACGGTAAGACCGACGACAAGCGCTCGGTTTGGAGAAGGCGCAACCGGAGGCGCGGTGAGAATCTCTGGCATGCGTTCTGTTATACCACAACCATACAGCACCCGGTTAACGGTCACTCGGTCACGTCGTGGAACCCGTAGATGAGCGGCGCGATCGCAGACTGGTTGACCTGCGTGAACGAGATTCCGCCGGGCATCGCGTTCGTCGTAGCAGAATAAGACCCCCAGGGCATGTTGCGCAACGCGCCTGCGTTCGTGGCGTTGATAGCAACGCCTAGCCGATTGCCGCTCGTAGCGATCGCGACGATGTGCGACCAGCCCATATTGCCCGCGCCGCCAGCCGAGGACGTGCTGTTGTGCACTGCGATCCAGTATTCGCCTGGAGCGAGAGTCGTGTTCCACGGCATGATGATGTCTCGTATGCCATGCGCTAGCGATGAGATGTTCACCCCAGCGCTCGAGGTGCTCGTCGTGCCGTAGCTCGTCGAATTCACGATAGCCGTGATCATCGAGAGCATCCACGATGCGTTCGAGGAGTGCGACGCCGCAAAGGTGTAACTCGTGGAGTAGTGCCGAGTCAGCACGGTCGAGTTAGTCGCATGACGCGTGTAGACAGCAAACGAGACCGTACGGCCGTTCTGGATCGACGCGGCTCCGCTAGATGAATTGGTGACAGCGACGACCATTTTGATCGCCGAAAGATGCACGTACTCGAGAGCAATGTGCGGATATAGATAGAGGCTGTTCTGGCCGAGGCTCGAGGAGGATGACGTTGGACCAGGGCCTCGCATGTCGCGCCCGAAGACAGTCGAGGAGTACGTCGAGCCACCACCTCCGCTGGGAGCACTCAGAGACACAGTCATCCCGCCCGCAGCAGTCGAGCAGGAGAGCGTCACGTTCGGCCCTCCAGCGAGGACCACGGACCCAGGCCCAGCTGTCGTCGTGCCGGACGTGTTGCCGACGATCGATAGCGTGTTGAGCCCCGCGTGCACGTGGTCATCCGCGGCGAATCGGCTAGTATTCGTGCCGCTTCCGGTAGCCGACCCTACGTTCTGAAGCGCGTTCGATACGACAGGCACGGTGTAAGATGCTGTCACACGCGTAGAGCCAGACATACCAAATGATATGCCGTTCGAGTCGCTGAATAGAACCGTGCCGCCCGTAGCAGTCTGCGTACCGGCCGCGATGACATCGCCGCCGCCAGCCCCAGCGCCACCGCTGATGGATACGGTCATCCCGCCCGCAGCGGTCGAGCAGGAGAGCGTCACGTTCGGCCCTCCAGCGAGGACGAGAGATCCAGGCCCAGCGCTCGTGTCCCCCGAGGTATTACCGACGATCGACACGGTGTTGAGCCCGGCGTGCTGGTGCCCCTCTAGCGCAAAGCGGCCCGCGTTAGCGCCGATCGCGTTTGCGCTCGCGACAGCGCTCACCGTCGTCGCCGTGCTCCATGAATTCACAATCGACAGCGTGTTCGATACTGCGCCCGTAGCCTGCGAGACAACAACTCCAGCACCGCCTGCGACGACTACTACGCCGAACCGAGATCCGGTATCTCCTGCTGTGTTTCCGCCTGACGCGCCGACCGCCAAGATGCCTCGATGCACGTGGTCATCCGCAGCGAATCGGCTCGTATTCGCGCCGCTGCCGGTAGCTGTCCCTACGTCCTGCAAGGCATTCGATGCGACGGGCCTCGTGTACGAGCCCGTCACCGTCTGCCCATCTACGCCGAACGACAGTCCGTTCGCATTCGAGAACACAGCTTCCCCGCTCGTGATGCGTGTCGTGCCGGCTGACAGCGAGGCCAGGACACCGGAGACAGCCGCGAGCGTTCCGCCGGCTGCCGGTAGATAGACCGTAGCGTTCGCAGTCGCATCGCCAGCGAGCTCTAGGCGCCCTGCATCATTGAGAAAGCCGATGCTCTTGGCTCCTGCTAGGCCGTCGCCGACATGAAAAGCGTTGCCCTCGTGCGCGAGCGTGACCCCATCGCTCGATAGCTTGACTTGATCCTGGAAGTTGTCGCCGGCCATAGCTTAGAAACTCCCCACGAAGATGAGCCCAGGCTGTCTCAAAGCGCTTTGGCCGGTGCGCTGGAAGCCCGTGTTCGTGACATCAATGGATGCCGGTAGTGCTGTCGAAAAACTCGCAGAGGTAATCCCGTCCAGGAAAATACGCGTCTCGTTCGTGTCGAGCGCCCCTGCGATCGACACGCGCTGAAGCCCAAAGACGCGCCAGGTGCCGTTGTTGGTCGTGCGCATCCAGATTCCTACGAGGTAATCTCCTGGCGTCATGCTGACATTGATAGCGAGCGTGCGATACCGCGTGCCAGACACGCCGCCGTATCGGCTCGATGCGCTCGTCTCACTGCCGCTCGTCCACGATAACTCGCGCGACGCTGATGTGCTCAAGCTCGCTGTCGAGCCAGCCATGGTGTAGACTCCAGCGGATACGGTCAACGCGCCTGACGATCCGCTGGCCCCTGTCAGGTCCATGACCATCATGAGCTGGCTCATCGTATGCCTGAGAGGCAACTGCACGCGCTGGATGCTTAGGATCCCGTTCTGAACCGTCCAGTTCGACACGAGCTCCATGTTGTGCGACCAGAGAGAGAGACGCTCCGAGATGGACGCGCGCGCCGTAATGGTCTGCCCATCTGCGCCGAACGTAACGTTGTTAGCGTCAGATAAGATGGCCTCGCCGGTCGTGATGCGCGTCGTGCCGGCCGAGATCGACTGGATGCCTGGTTGCGTGGTTTGCGCTGGAGCCGAGATGGATACTGTCGCTAGAGAGCCGGCTCCCGTCGTCTGTGACAACGACACAGCGCCGACGCCCACTAATACATAGCGCCCGTGCGTTGTACCTGTGTCGCCCGCTGTGTTGCCTCCCGTCGAGACGCCGATGCCTGTCACGAAGGCCGTGCCGCCTGCAACTGATGCTGTGATCGTCCCGTTGTCGTATCCAAACGACACGCCGTTTCCATCGGCGAATACGAGCTTTGAGGTGCCGCCCTGAGTGGTGCCTGCGCTGACAGATCGGATGCCGTCGAAGGAGGCGGTAATGCGCGTTGATCCTGACATGCCCCATGACATGCCGTTCGAGTCGGCCATGACGACGGTGGCCGAGAGAGCGGTCTGCGTACCAGCGCCTAGTCCGAGTATCCCACTCGTGACGCTCAACCCTTGTCCTGCGTATCCGTGCGCCACTACGTAACCTCGACTCCAAAAGCCTGAAACGTCAGATTCGCCGAGCTTGCGTATACCCTAATCTTGTCAGTCGCTGCGAGCGTCACCCCGAGCGTCAGCGCGAATGAATCGTTAGCTGGGATCGGCAGATCATAATAGAGATACTGCGCATTGGTAGTAGCCGCACCGGCGGGCGCTACAGTGATACGAAAAGTAGCTGCTGACCCAGCGCGGTTGCACACGATGACAGTCGATACAGTCGCAGACGTGCCGCTAGGCACTGTGTATAGGTCCGTCTCTGTCGTCGCAGATGGCGCTGATTGCCCGAGCACCTTGAGCGTGTCAGCCACGTCAGGCTCCCATCATCGCAAACGTGCGAGACCATGTCTCCACGCCGCCGCCGCCGCCCGATGGCGTATCCCATGACATATTGCCGCTCGCGTCGCTTTTGAGATACTTGGTCGAAGACGGGTAGCCGTTCGGCCAGACGTACGGCGTATCAGCGGACTGCGAAGCATGCGCAGTAATGTCTGCGTAGTTGCCGCCTGCATTCGTGAGGCGCATGGTCTTCTGGATCGTTACGGTGAACGCTCCAGCGGAATCCAAGAAACGCACTGGCGCTGATGCCGCGAGCGACTTGACGTCGATGGCGTTAGTCACAGCCGAGGAGCGCACGAATACAGGCAGCGACACGGAGGAAGCAGACCACATATACAGCGCGCTTCCGTTTTGCACGTGGAGATCGTTTTGCACGGAGAGACGCGCGAAGATGCGTACGTATCCTGGATCTCCATATTGAATGTCGTTCGTGAATATATCGAGGCGCGTGTACCACTGATTGACGCCTGGGTGCCATGCTTGGATAGCGAGCTGTCCAAGGTTCGTGTACGCGCCGGCGTAATCCCCCTGCGCAAAGATGCGCCAGGCGTGCAGCCTGTCAGCCGCGCCATACGTCGTATAGGTGCGACCGCGCAGCTCTAGCGCAGGCGAGTCCTGATAGGTCGAGGTAGCAGTCGCAGGAGTCGCATTGCGCAGCACGAAAGCCGTCGTGTCAGCCGTGTTGCTCGTCGAGCCTATCGACGGGCGATCGATCAGCGCGCGGCGGTCGGTCGTGCTCCAGATCCACCGCTCGTCATCCGAGAGGAGACCAGTATCTCCGGTGAACACGATGCGGCCAGGCGTGAGTCCTGTAACCGCTAGCGACGACCACGAAGCCTGCGGGGACACATTAGGGCGCTCGACGGCGCTACCAAGCACAGCATGCACGGCTTTCGCGATAGAGATGCCGAGCTTGATCGATTCCGTCTGAGGCTCGCCCTCAAAGAAGGCGCGTGTGCCTGAGTGAATGTCCGCCCACTCGAAGGCGATCATGACGACGCCATGAAGCGCGAAGCGACGACGCTAAGCGCATTGCGAAAGACATCCTGTGTGAGCTTCTCGGTCGCTCCATCGAGCACGACGGAGTAATCATTCGGCCCGTCTCGGCGCAATGAACACAGGACGCCATCTGAGCTGCTCACATCGACCCACGCCGGCGGGTCGGCTGACGCACGCGAGACGACATAGAGCCGAGGCACGTTCACGCCCATGACGATGACGAGGCGATACCCATCTAGCGGAGACTTACGCATGGAGGCCAGGCGCATGCGCTCGACCGAAGCCGTCACGCCAGCGAGACCGTCCAGCATGCTCGCTAAGACGTCGAGCAGCACGGAGAGCTCGCGGTGCGCCGCTTGGGGGTCTTGTGCCTGCGAGCGCGCTATGGCGTCGAGTAGCATGGCACGCCTACCACCGATTCACGTAGTGACCGTCGTTACCAAAAGCACCGGATTCTGACGTGGTCGACACTTTAGAGGCTGTCCCGCCCGTCAAAAACCCCGTCGCTCCGTTGGTGTAAAAGCGATTCGCAAAGGTTGTGACCGTAGAGGGCGCTTCGACCGCTCGAGCGTTCGAGGTAGCCGACGTCGTGCGAATGAAGTTGCCTGCGATGAGACCAATTGGGCTGCCGTTGATGACCCGCACCACCGCGTGAGAGCCGTCCGGCTTGTCCACGAACAAGCGGTTGCCGGATACTACGATATCGCCGCATGTATCGAGGTTGATAGCATCGTTCGTCGGATCGCCCATCGACACCACGTTTCCGGTGACAGCGAGCGCTTCGCCCTTAAACACCAAGATGCCGACCGCATTCGCTGTCGTGCTGATGACCCGGTTCGATGCGATGGTGATGTTCGAGATCGTCTCGGAATTAGAAAACCACACGCCGCCGAGCGCGCACACCTGCACGGTATTGTGAGAGATGTCCCAGCGATCGTCGCCATCCGAGGCAAGCATTCCGGTGACGAGCACTCCGTAGTCATAGTTGTACGTCACGGTCGAGGTGACCCGCATGAGGTTGTGCGCGATCGATACGTCCTTGCAGTATGTGCTCGCCACATGGTTGCCATGGACATAGACGCCGTAGCGAATCGCGGATCCGGTTCTGTGAACATCCGTGATGATGTTGTGCGCGATCGAGCCGCCTGCGAGGCCCACAAAAGCAAGGATCGCAGCCGCGTAATTAGCGGAGCTACTCGACGCGCTAGTCAGCACCGAGATCGTGTTGTGCGCAATGACAGCGTTGTCATGGTCTCCTGCGCCGGATAGCGCTGAAGCGTTGTACCCGACGAAGATGCCGCGCACGTTCGCCGAGCTAGAACTGGACCCGATGACGCGCAGCTTGTTGTGCGCGATCGAGATGTCAGCGAAGGCGCTTGCAGCGATGGCTGACACGGTGCCGAGCCCATCAATCGCGATGAGCGTGTTGCGCTGGATGTCTACTCCGACTGGCCGATACGTCCCATCGTCTTCCGCGATAATACCGTAGGTGTTGGTAGACGACGTGAGCGAGCGGATCGCATTGCCGCTGACATCGACGCCCTGCGCTCCTCCCTGTATGCGCACGCCATAGGTCGTCGTAAGCGATGTGCTGCCGAGCGAGTACACGTGATTGTGGCGCACCGCTACTTGGTCCACAGCGCTTGCGCCGACGGTCGACACGAAGATGCCAGCAACGTTGCCGAGCACTGTATCGTCTAGGCCCTCGATGTAGCAGTCATCGATGAGAACGTGTTGCAGCGATGACGACGCTGAGATGTAGACCCCGCGCTTGCCAGATGTGGCCGTAGCGTTGCGCACCTTCGCCTTGCGCACGGTGATATGCTGGACAGTCGTTCCGGTAAACGCTATGCCGTCGTCGCAGTTGACGCAAGACACGCTATCGACGAGGCAGTGATCGCCGTCGATCACCGACACGGCCACGCCAGTCTTGCCGCCTGTCGATGACGCCTGGGTGAACGTCGAGTCGCGCACGATGACGGATCCGCCGCCAGCCGTAGCGAGCCCGGCAGCGTTCGCAGCAAACGTGACTTCGCAGTCGACGACTACGAGCTTTGCGATAGCCGCCGCAGCGCTGATAAAGCCGTAGAGAGTACCGGAGCCGGAGTTGATGCAATGCGTGAAGCGCAGCCAGGACGACCCGCTAGGCGCGTAGACGCCGACGCAGCCGCTGCCACCAGCGCTGGTCTCCGTGAACGCGCAGGACTCGAAGTCACAAGACGAAGCGCTATCGACGTAGACGACTGCGACGATGGATGCAGCGTTCGACGTGAACGTGCAATTATGCCATGTGTTGAATAGCGATACGGCCCCGAGCTTCACGGCGTAAGCTGACGCGGAGTTGAGCGTCGATGTGAACGAGCACCCTACGAACGTCATCGACGATGTAAGACCGCCCCATGCGATGCCAGCACCGGCGCTAGCAGCGAATGTGCACTGCGACACGACCCCGTTTGCGAGACTCGCTGTCCCGGTCGCCGCAATGCCTTCGATATGACACCGAGTCGCGCTGAATGTCGTCGCGTTAGCAGTCGCTTCGACGATATACGACGCTGTACCGCCGCTGCGGGTCAAACGCAGATTCTCGAGGTGGACGATGTTGCCAGCGCCAGACAGCGAGAACACAGGCGCTGTCCCGGTGCATCGTAGCTCAGTGAGATCCCGTTCTCCGACGATTGCGATGCCCTTGGTGAACCCAGCTACTGTGATCGTCGTGGATCCAATATCGTATGGAGCCGCGCCGCGCTTGATGAGAAGCGTTCCACCAAGACCCGTAGACGAGAGTTTGTCGATGGCTGCCTGAATCGCTGCCTGAGTCGACGCATATACGTTCGTGTTGATGTCACCGAACGATCGCACGCCATCGCCTACGGTGAGGACGTACCCGCGCGCTCCCTGGCGGCCGCCGGCTCGCTGGAAATATCGAGGATTCGTTGCGAACGGCCCGGCTGCGCCGGTGTTCTGACCAATTGCGCCGTCGATAGGCGAAGACGGCGTCGGTAGGAGCGAGCCTCCCCAGGCAGCCTCGGCGTCAAGCGCAGCGCGAGCGTCAATGTACTGCTTGAGCTGTTTGATCTGGATGTCCGATGTCTCGTCGAGGCTTCCGATGGTGCCATAGGGGTTCTGAAGCGTCGCGTAACCGCGCTGCTCAGAAGCCTGCCAGAAGCGAGGACGTGTATCAGCCGAGAGCCCTGCGCCGACGTCCCACATACCGACAGCGGTTGTCGCTGTCGGGTCCGGCACTGGTTTATCTGAATAGACTCGGCCACGGTCCTGGAGGAACACGGTGTTGCCGCTATCGGGGATCACGCGCGCGCCGATGGTCTTGGCGACGCCGATTGCGCCGCTCAGCGTCAGCGTGTGGTTCTCGCGATCGTTCTCCGTGACGGTCACCGCTGTGCCGCCGACTGTGCCGCTGAACGATGACGGAAGATGTCGCGTGTCGACGCACAGGAGCTGCGTCGCACTCGACGCCGCCGCCTGGCGCAATACGGTCTGCGTCACGTACGAGGTAGCTACGATCTGAGGCGTCGGACTGGAATCGGTCTTGAGCACGCAGATCGGAATGCGCACGCTGTTTGGGTGCACAAAGTTGTATGAGAACCCCGACGTGTTCGTCACGATCGACCAGTCGACTTGCCAGACGGTCGAGACGTTGCGGCTGTATTCCCGGCCCGGCGGTCGCGTGTCGCCTGATGGATCCGTGCCGTTGTCATACGTAGGATTCCAGAACGCCCTGGCGTCGGTAGATGCCGCTACGAGCGAGAGCTCCACTTCGACGTAATACAGCGTCGACGCGAGCGGCAGGTTGGCGATCTTCTGCGCATCGAGATCCTGTCCGTTCTCGACGAGTACGCCAAGTCGGTTCCACGCCACGCCGTTGTGCATGACAAAGTTGCCAGGCGAGGTCGTCTGATTGGGGATCTCGACCCGGAATCCATCCGCTACGCGTGGCAGATCGTCGCACAGGAATCTCTCAGCGAGCTGGCGCTGGAGGAGCAGTGCGTACCCGTCGACGGTATCACTTCCGCTCGTCGCTCGCTGGAGCGGCTCGAGATCCACGCGCTCGCTCGGAAAGAACGCTTGCCTGGAGATGTCTACGATCGCCATCGTGTCCCCTTCACCGCACGTCCGTCAGTTCGACGGTGACGCCAGCGGCTTTGATCTGCTCGAGTATCTCACGGGTACACCATCCGGGCTCTGGCGGGAGATAAAACGCATCGCCTGACCCGTCGTCCGGCGCCTCGGATTCACCAGACGACAAGCATACATCCTCGCCTGCTAGGTGCCCGTCGAATGACTCGAGAACTACCGGCGTCGCAAGCGTCAAGGCATTGCCATCCCGAGCGACAAACTCGAGAACCTCCGGCGCTCCTGCGCCGAAGTACAGGAATTCTCCTGCGACGTGCGTGTTGATCGGCGCGCCTATGGTAATGCGGTTGAGCGCAGCGTCGAACGAGGAGATGGTGACGGCTTCCTCATTGCTGCTCTGCCAGCCGAGCACGGCCGGAAGCGGGTAGCCGCTCGATGGCAGCGGCTGCGTGATGAGCCGCACGACTTCGCCCGGTGAATGAGCGTTCGCCATGCCGGCCGTGAGCGATATGCTGCCTGCGCCTGATGGTGGATTAGCGAGAGCCGTCACGGTTTCCTGGCTGCCGCCAAGCGGGTTCACGACGAGACGAAAGCCTAGCGCATGTTGTCCGTCTCCGCCCTGTGGGTAGTGGTGCTGTCGAACCACCGGCAGAGTCGTGTCGCCGCCGAGCGTAGACAGCCGCACGGTCGTACTGAATTCAGGCGGCGTGCGCAGCTCGTACACCGTAGACGAGATGACGGACGAGATCCGCACTGCCGCTGGCTGCCATTGCCATCCGTGATTGATCACAATGTATCCGCTTGATCCAAACAGACCGCCATCGGCTACTGTCACGCGCGAGACGAGCTCCTCGACGTACTCGCTGACGCTGTGCGCCGATGTGAGAGCCGTACCGAACACGAGCACGTCGGCCCATAGAACGACTGTTTCCCCGCCAGAGTAGGCGGTCGTCGTCGGGCGCTCGAGCGTGAATACTGTCGCGCCGTTATTGGAGCGCACGATCAGTGTGTCCGTGCTGTTCACACGCAACCGGTAGCCAAGTGGTGCTGTGCCAGTAGGGAATGCAGCGCTCGACGCGACAGTGAGCGTCGTCGAGCCCGTGCTATGCGCGCCGCTCACAGTCGTTGAGCCCACGACTACGCGACGCTTGACCTGTGCGACGACGCGATCTTCTTGGCGTCCAGCGCCGCGCCCTACTCGAGCCGTCGCGCCGGCTGTCCACGAGCTCGCCTCGCGGACCTCGAGCGCATAGCGCCCTGCGCCTTGCGCGTAGGCAACGGATTGCCGCGCTGCGATCTGCGTCGCGAGTGTCGACGCCGTAGGCCCAGGCGCGTACTCAGCCGGTGCGTACACGTACGGACCTGTGTAGCGCTGAGACTGCACGATACCGGATGCATCACGAATATTGCCTTCCTCTAAATCCGTCGATGCATACGGAAGCTCCCAGGTCTCTACGGTCGCTCCGCCGGACAATCCGACGGTCAACGGCTCTGCTAGGATGAGCTTCGGGTTTGGCGATGCCGCTTCCTGCCGCTCGATGTACCACAGCACTGTCGCGCTCGCGACGCGTACCATCGCTGCGCCTTCGACGAAGCCAGCAGCACTCGTGACCTGAAGCTCTGTATCTCCCGGGCTCGCTGCAACAGCTAGCGTCGTTGAGAACGACTTGGGTGCTTGATCGTGCAGATAGCTCGCATCGACAAGTCGCAAGCGCTGCGTGTCGCGCGGCATGTAGACTACGACGCGACGCGGCCCTGGTTCCGTGATGTCCCAATGCAGTCCGTCCTGTACGACAGTAGCAGGCTCGACACGATCTCCGGGCGTCACTAGGATGACAGATACACCAGCAGACATCGCAGGTGATGGGCTAGCTGGCAGCGATAGATAGAACAACCCGTTGTCGTAGTCCACGCTCGAATACATGACGTATTCGATAGTCTTGCCTACGTCACCGAGGAACAGCATACCCGATGACGGCCAGCCAGCGATCGACGATGGGGAGACTCGCACGACCATTCGACCGCCAGGGCGCAGGTCGCTGAGAAGTGTCGTGCGTCGGTATTCATGCCTATGCGCGGTATGCGCGCGCTGGAACGGTGTAGTCAGCAGCGACGAACCTGACAGAGACAGAGCGACGACCACCTCCTCTGTCACGGTTCCTCGCCCGACCAAGATCGGGAACGGATACGTCGTCGGCAGAGGGACGTCGATCGTACGGAACAACGTGATCGTCGTCTGTGTCGGCACCACATCCCCGAACAGCGTCGCCTCGAACGGCGACACGACCGGGTGATCAAAGCGCGTCTCTGCTAGCAAACGCACGTCGCCGGTCGTGCCATTGTGTCGCTCAAAGGCGATGGTCTCCTCGGTCGACATCCCAGGATCGAGCCGTAGCGTACCGTGATACGTGAGCGAGGAGCGCGTTGGCGTAGCGAGGAGAGAGAGACGCCGATCGCCAGCTACAGAAGCACTAGCGAGCACGTTAGGGCGAGACCACTGCGGTCCCGCACATGCTTCGATGACGCGACGGAAGGCATCACGGGTCTGATGGTCTCGCTTGGCGATAGCGCGGGTCAGCGCGCGCCAATGCCGATCATCGTAGCCGCCGTGTGGACGCCTTAATCCATGCCGTGCAGACAAAGCATCCAGGCGCGCATCGTCTGCGGTATCCACCCACAGTTGCTCGGCGACTTCTGTGAGCGCACTGTGCCCCACGTTCTTACGAGATCACTACGAGAGATCCGCCGCTCTCGTCGTACGGAGTCGCACGTTCGTCATTGGCGATGGCGATCGTATCGGAAGGCTCTTGCACTACGAAGTCGTAGACGCCTGGCACTGACATAGCTGCTTCGATAAGCCGCGCGAGCACGACATCCGCACCGATGCCTAGATTGGTGATGTACGCCTCGATGCGCTCCTGCACCAACGGGCGTAGTTGGGATTCGGTAATGCCTCCGACTGCTGCGACAGCACCGCGCACACGCACGCGCCGGATCGTGGGCGGCGAGGCTACGACTCGCACACCCGCAGCGGAGAACCCAGGCAGCTCGATAAGCGCATCGAGATTACCCACAAGCACTGACTGCGCTGCTGCAATGAGCCCTGTATAGAACCCGTAGTGCGCTACCACGATCGCAGCGAGCGGAAGCCCGGTGACAAACTCAATCTCGCCGGTGCCTCGGTTCAGTAGATACGACGAGCCAAGTGTTTGTAGCACGTAACCAGCGCCAGAGTTGACCCATAGCCTAAGACTACCTGACACAATGGGTCTATGTCGCAAGCGAAAGCGCCGCTGATTTTCTTCCGTCGCTAACGACAAGACTTCTACTTGGAGCATTTCGTCTCCGATGTCATGTCCGTTAGCCGTAGCACCAGCGAGTGTGACAACGTGTGGGCTCGTAGCGTATGTGACAGTCGTAAACTGCTTGAGCTCGAGCTGGGAAGCGTTCTCCGGCGATAGTAGCGCGTAGCCCGCTTGAGGCCAATCGAGGCCGTTGACGAGCGAGACTGACCCGGCACCGCTGCTGATGGTGGCTGCGATGGAGTCGGTGGGCAACGTCACCGTCACAGGTGTTGCATTCACGCCATCGTCCACGTATACAACGACCTCGTCGTTCACGAGATCGTGTCGTACGTATGCACTTGCGATGCGACGTCTAGTCTCTTGATCGACGAGTCCCACTACAGCAGATCGCAGCGCAACCGATGTTCCGCGAGACAGCGCCTGGCGCTGTGCCATCATGCGATCTCGTAGCGCAGCATCCAACTCGCGATCCTGGCCGCCGCTAATCAAGCCAGATACGACAAGCGCAGTCGGGAAGGGCGCTGCTGAGACCCACTCAAGCCCTGTGCCGCCAGATATATTCCCATTCGAGCCAGACTCGAGAGCCACGACGCTAATAGGATTGCTAGCGAGGTTACCGTTCGGGATGATGGCCGTGCCTGTCAGGCTATAGCGCGTCGCAACAGGTCGGCTCGTTGTCGCAGGGCGGTGCACGACAAGCCCTGCTGCGATGGTCTTGTCCGAACTACCATCGACGTATGCGACCTGTGCTTGGGCGCCGTGCTCGAATCGGGTGGCTGCGCACGTCAGCGTATCCGTGCTCGTGTCGTTAGCGGACACGAGCACGTCTTCCTCCGTCGCGAGCGATTCGTCGATGCGCACCGTGTACGGATAGCCGCTCGTCGGGAACAGGTCCGACCCAAGACGAAACGCTGAGTCGAGTCGAAGCGACGTAGCGCCTACCGTGACGTTAGCGATCAGGCGCGAATAGATGAGTCCGTCATCGTGGATGTAGACCGTGCCGCGCGATGGCAGCGCCGTGAGACGCTCTAGATCGTAGGCCGCTGCTGCGCGATCGAGCCCCGTTCCAGACGCATCGCGCTCGTCAACGCTAGAGAGCAGCTCGGTCATCTGGAAATAGGCTTCTCCGACCTGCGTTTGCACCGCCTCTACGATGCCCTTCGCGTTAGATCCTGGATTGAAGTCCGTCAGCGCGGTCAGCGCCTTGAGGTCTGCCTCGAGCTCCTCGCCGACCTGCGTGCCGGTTTTCGGGACGAATGCCATTAGCGCCGTATCGCCCACATCCGGGCTGTTCCATCGTCGCCGTCGATCGACGTCACTCGCGCCGATACATGAACGGCATTGCCTCGATACGTCACGCCGAAGCGATCGACCTTAGCAGTCCTTGGGTCCGATAGCAGCGCCCCGCGCACGCGTAGGTTCCACTCGGACACCGTCGTCAAGCGCTGCTTCGCGCCTGTGACCCAAGGTATACCATATGTCGGGTGCAGGGGTAGCGCACCAATCGGTGTCGCAAACAGCATCGCTAGCGCCTGGCCGTAGTTGTCTTGGCCGTGGATCAACGCCAGATCCCCGCTGTCGATCGCAAAATCACTAGCTTGCGTAGCCATGCCCGGCGTGCCCAAGAGGCGCACATCCTGCCCGAGCCGGCTCGCAATGCGCGCTGTGTCATCCGTGACCTGCGTGTTGACCTCGATCCCGTCGTTCCGCGACGGGTAGAGGATCGGGTCACCAGGGCGCAAGACATCCGTACCGTTGCCGCTCGCCGCGATGTACGGCGGCCGCAGCGAATTGAGCACGACGAGCTCGCGCCAGCGCCGAGCGTCTCCGAGGATGCGTCGCGCCGCAGCGTAGATGTCTTCGCCACCGAATACGACACCCTGCCTGGCGCCCGTATTCGCCCCAGGAACGCGTTGCATGTCCCCGCGTCCTCTATCAGCGACGTCCGGTCTCGCGTAGCGCTGGGCGCGATTCTGAAGCGCTGACGGTAGGTCTACGCCGAAGAGCCTCGGCTCCGCAGCGATGCGCCGCAGCGTGTGTACCATCGCTCGCCCGGAGCTTTGCAGCAGTCGCACTTCTGACAATCCGCCGCCGGCGAAAAATGGATTGACTTGATAGTTGGCTAACGTATCGATCGTGTTCAGGAATCCAATAAAATCGTTCGCGATCGAGATGACCGTGTTGCGTGGAATAGTCAAGAACCGCTGTACTCCGCCGACGATCCCTCGCAGGCCGTCGAGCACCGCTGATGCCGGGCCGAGGAACGTGTTGAGCGTCAACTGAGTGACACCAGCCGCGCGCTCGATGAGCGACGAGACGTCGGCTAAGCCCTGGCGCAAAGTATTCGTGAAGTCCGTGATGCGCTTCAGGAACCCGCCAAAGCCGCCTTCCTTGGTAGAGTCGGCCTCGCTTGGCAGCACGAAGGCATTGATCTGCTCGATCCCTACGAGAGAGAACGACCAGGCCGTAGTCATCGGCCGCCCAGCTACGCGATCCAGACGGAGCCCAGGCTTGAGCACCTCGACGACCCACGCGTCGTTGAGGTAGGCATCGAGCCAGACGAGCCTGAGCGCGCGTCTCTTGTCCACGTCGGTCTGAATGCGGAACCACGCACGAAACAGATTGCGCAGCTCGGCGAGGTCCGTCAGCCCGGTGCGCTCCTCGGTGACCCCTGTCTCGCCACCGCTGAACGGAATCCGCGTGCCTAGAACCGGGATGGTCGTACCAGGGACAGAGTACGGACGTAGGCCGGTCGTGCCTGAGACGTTGACGAATTTTTGACGCAGACCCCGATGCTCGAGGTGGACCCCATTGCCAAGCAAAAAGCGAAGCGTCGTGGCAGGCGGCTCAGAGTCATCTACGGACTGCACATACGGGAACGCGAATTCGCGCGTCACGTCGTCGTCGAGCCCGGCCGCGCCAAGACCTATTTGCGTAGCGAAGCGTCCTGATAGAGCATCGGCCGAGACGATCGCGAGCGAGTAGAACAGCGCACCCTGCGCAGACCACATCGACGCGTCAGGCTCGATGTCTAGTAATTGGCGTTGGTAGGGAACGTTCACTTGACGACTACCCGTTGCGACAGATCAGCGCTCGGCATTGTCGGTACAGTTGCTGCAAACGGCGGTTCACCAGCATGGTGCGCTGCCAGGTGAGCATTATACGCCGAGGCAAACGCGCTGAGGAATGACGACAGCGCAGCGTGCGTGCCGGCGTGCGAGTTGCCAAGGATCGCCTGCTCAGTGGGTGGATCTTCCGGCGTTCCGCCGACGAGCACTGCCCCGGCGCCTCCACGGCACATGAGCCGAAGCACTTTGCCAGCGACGATCTCGGCAATCTCGTCCGTCATCGACGCGTAGGCAGCGTCCGGCAGCTTCGGTTCGTCGGTCGCGTTCTTCGGTCGAGGATTTGGCTGCGTCTCGTATTGCGTCGGCGCTGGATCGCGCCAGTCGAGCGAGACGCCTTGCCCGTAGCGCATGAGGTGTCGCAGGCTGCCACCGACTGTCGGGACGCGGAAGGTGTGCCCGCCTGCGCCCGGAACGAGCGTACGCCCAGCCTCGCGTCGATCAATCGTCGTGTCGCCGGAGGGTGCTACGGTCGTGCGAACCCCGGCCGTGCGCTCGAATGAGCGACCGCGCTGATCGAGATACGATGCTTCGTCACGCGCGCCGGTTCCAGGATCCTCGACGTTCGCCGGATGCGGGATCCACCCGATGATGACCGGCTTGTTCCAGTCACCGCCGACGAATGACACGAGGCACCAATCGCCATCTAGCTCCAGGATGTCGCGGCGGTCGATACCGTTCGGAAGCAACCCGCCGCGTAGAAAGGCTGAGCATCCGCGTACAGGGCGCTCCTCGTATTGATCAACGCCGATCGGGCGTGCGCACCCAATGAGCGCAGGACGAGGTAACGTATAGAGCTGATCGCTCATTCCATCGTCGATGATTAGGACGATAGCCTCTCGGGCGTGTGCCCTGTCCGCGCCGTTCCAGCCTGTGCGCGTATTGCGCACGTCGTCCGAGTCGAGCACTTCCCACACGATGCCAACAGCAGGCCACGCAGCGCGCCGAGAACGAGGTTCGCTGCCTATGTCCTCAAACGATGAGTCCTCGTGCATCATGGCTTGACCCATTCCTGCGCTTGCACAATCACACCTGGATAATGGAGGAAGGAATCTATCTCGTTCAGGTACTGTCCGCTCTGAGACGGCTCGTCTCCTGGCGCATCGATCGTCGGAAACGTATACGCTAGTCGACTTTGTTGCGATCGGTCGCCGCTATATGGTGGAGCCGGAGGTGTGGTTTCGAGAGCGTCCTGCGTGGCCTCCGATGACGACTGCGGAGGCACAGCAGACGCCGGCGTGGTGTCCAGTCGCCGCTCTGGAAGAAACGGTGGTACGTAGACCGGGAACGGATCGGTGCGTTGCCCGCGCGAGAGAGTCAAGCGTGTCTGCCCGCGCACAGCGCCATCGTCCATGACGTCGCCGTCGATCTGCCATGCCTCCACGTAACTAGAGAGACGCCGATCCGGTTCATCAAGACGGTAGCCTACGCGTACGTCAGCGCGCACGCGACCGAGTGTGATCGTGCCGTGCAGATACTCTGGCGCATGCTGAACCCAATGATCTACCAGCAGCGCCCAGCGCACTGACGATACGCGCATCTCCTGTGATGGCTGATCTTTGAGCCGCAACGTGTTGTCTGATCGACGCGTATACTCCGTCGGGAAGTCCAAGAACAGCGTGGGTAGTTCTAGCGCACGTATGCCATAGCGCTGAATAGACACGCCGTTGGTGATCGGCAGCACGTCTGTCATCCACAGCCGAGCGAGCACTGGATCGACGCTGCGTGAGTACATGGAGATAATGTTCGCTACAGCGCCGCGCGCTCTGGTGCGTGCATCGCTGAGGATCTCGTCGTCTCGCACGACTGAGACGTCTAGGTGCTTGATGGGCGCGAGCGCCGACACATCCCCGCTCGTCGAAGATGTGCGCGTCGATGGGTTCCAGCCGAGCGTGCATTCATTGGGTACGTCCATGTCGAGGCCGATCAGATAGCGATAGTCGTACAGGACGCGAGCCGTTGCATCTCCACTACCAGTACGCTGTTGCGCAAAGATCGGCCCGAATGGAATGAATCCGAATGTCTCTGTATCATCAATCTTCGGTCCGCTCTTACGATAAGAGTGGACCAGCGCGAGTAGATCCTTATCGTAGACTCGCACGTGCGACAGATCGACTCCGGGCACGACAGAGAACGGATGCTCGCGCATGACTACCGCTGGAACGTACTGCACTGCTCCTGTGTCGCTTGACACATCCGTAGTTCCGCCGCTGCCGCCTAGCATGTCTGGCGTCGCGACGTAATCCACTGGCGCACTGATGAGATCGGAATTACCGAAGCGCTGATTCTGCCCGGCAGCTACCGGGCGCAAGTCAAAGATGAGCTCGTTAACGATCCCATTCTGGTATTCTCGAAGCAGATCGCCAAGGCTCATATTGACCGTGCCACCCATGACCCCACGTGTCATGTACCATCCGGCTACAGCTCCGTGTTCTATAAAGTCGAACGACAATAGGTCCATCAGCGTAATGGGCGCTGAGTCCGAGAGGGTCCGCAGAAGCCCAGCCAGCACGCGCAGCTCGAGCGCATCTAGTAGCTCCTTGGACCGGCCTTGCGCTTTGGACTCGCGCTCGATAGCTTCTACGGCCTCGACGACTCGCTGATAGGCATTGGGCTCGTCGAGCCCCGTGGTCGTGAACTCCCAGCCTAGGTGCTGATCTACAGTATCCTTTGGGACGAGGCGCAGCCCCCGAGCGAGCAGGATCTTGCGCTTCGCCATGATCGCTTCGCGATCGACCGGCATCGACTTCGGAAGCGTGAATTGTTTGGCGAAGCCACCGATCGATATGAGTAGATATTCGACGAACGCCGCGGGGCTGCCCTGCAAGAAGTATCCAGGCGCCAAGCCGAAGCCGCCTTGCGTGAGATTGATGGATAGGTTCGCGTCGATAGACATGTCCCGACGCACCTGAAACCACGCATTAGAAAATAGCTGGCACTGATCGACTGCGCTTTGAAAGTCGCTGGCTGCCAGCTCGAACATGCTTGTCATCTCAGACCCATCTGGATACGACTCTTGCACTCGAGATACAGCGTCGAGTTGCCCGAAGAAGACCCATTCGAGCCCTCTCCCCTCTCCGGTATCCACCCAGGCTGCGAGCCAATCTCCTGGCTGCACGACGTTGTGCAGATTGGCTCCACCGAGAACGCGGAACGAGGCTTGACCAACCGATGCTTTGTTCTTGGAGATCGAGAATGCATGCACGCGCCGAGACAATTCTACCGGCTTCTCGCTGTCGTGCGGGTAGGCGACGAGCGCTAAACGTGTGTGCGTGCGACGGATCATTTTTTCTTTTCCATCCGTTGCAGTACGCGTAGAATCTGCTGCCCAACCTGAAGCGCCCGAGCGGCAGTCCCGCCTTGGGTCACCCAAGCCGCGTGCCCGGTGCTTGCGTCGAAGAGCATTCCGAGTGCTTGCTGTAGCTCCGGCGTGTAGCTACGCCCAGCCGCGATGAGCTTGCGAGCTACCTGCTCGTGTACCTTCACGGCGTTCATGCGGGCTTCCAGGTTCTCCACCGCGCCGCGTCGCACGCCGACCGCCTTCGCGTACGCAGCGTCGCGCTCGCTATCGGTGTGGCCTGCTCCTGTCATACCGTGCTTTTCGAGCCACTCCTCCTTATCTGGCATTTGTCCGAAGTGGACCCGCGCTCTAGATAGCTCAGCCTTGATGCGCGGCTTTTCTTGCTGCGCCCATGACAGCGTTTGCTTGGGAGATCCGTACAGTGGCACCGTCAGGCCAGCGCCAGCTTTTAAGCCAGGCATAAACGTGTCCAGTACCCACTTCACGGCCTTCTCTGAGTCCTTTAGCATGAACGTGCGCCATGCATCGAGTGTTGGCACGAATCGTTCGCCGAGGCGTCCACCCATGTAATCGACGTTGCGTTCAGTACCAAGCTGCCACGCGCCAGGTGCGTCCTCCAGTTTAGCTGCTTCCCACGCGATGTTCGATGGTTCAGCGACAGCGGATTTACGCCCGTACAATTCGCGCTGCGCTGCCGAGAATGACACGCCTTGTCGCACGCGCCGCATGATGTAGGACAACGCACCGCCAGGCGTCGCGCCCATGCGTTGCATCGCGGCTTCGACGTCTTGCGGTCTCCCCTCGCTTGCTTTCGCCAATGCGCGCAAGCCGCCTATGCGATCGGCGCCGTACGCGAGCAGCGTGATCGGATCCTCGTCTATCGCAGCTCCTCGCATGCTTGACACGATGCCCATCCCAACGCCAAGGCCATGCGCTCCGGTGTAACCACGTTGCAATCCCATCGTTGCGTAGCGCGACAGGCCGGCCGCGCCTTGCCTGTTGCCGAGCTGAAGAAGATGAGCCGATATGGCCTCGAGCGGAGCAAGCGCCTGTGCGAATCGACCGTCGCCTAGACCAGCAGCCTTCGCGATCGTCATGGCTCGTCCGAACTCTCGCATGATTTCGCCAGGCCTCACACCGATGGCTCGCATGGTCCCGCCAAATCCAGCAGCTTGTCCGCTCGAGACACCTAGCCGCTCTAGATCGAGCATATCTGTTGCGGACATCGCGCCTAGTCCGGCGCCTAGTCCACCGGCTCTGGTATTGGCGAAGAACTGCTGCGCTGTCATGCCGCGTGACCGCGCGGTATATCCCCTGGTTCCCTTCCATTGGTGAATGAGTTGTGATGCCGAGTAGGGACCAATGTTCGCATTCACTGCGTTGCGCTCGCCCGAGAATATCTGCGCGCCCTCTGTCAGAGGGAACGCATGACCAAGAACCCAAGACGCCATCTTGCCGATCATCGCACCGGCCGCGGCGCCGATATTGCCGCTAGCTAGGCCACCGATGCCTCCGCCAATACCAGCTAGGCCACCACCGCCGCCGATCAGACCCATGATGGCTGCGGCTTGATTTGCTTGCGCCAATTGTGATTGCTGCGCCGAGCGCGCCGCGGCTTTCGTGCGACGAGCGCTATGTCGCGCGTCTTGGATGTACACTTGGTTAGGATTGACCCAGCGACCATCGCGATCCTTGAACCACCCCGCAGCAGCCTTGGCCTGCTCGTCGGGCGTAGGCAAGCCGTGCATGCGGTAGAGATACTCTATCGACGATGATGCGCCCGGTTTGATGATCGGCGGCTTCTTCGTTGCTACTTCAGCAGCCCGTTGCAGCGCTGCTGTGCGGCGTCGGTTCTCTTCGTATGCGCCTTGCGGCGAGATCAGCCGGCCTTCTCTGTCCTCGAACCAGCCCGCTGCTCGTCGCCGCCCTGCTTCTATTGTGCGCGCAGCCTCTGCATCGGCACGTCGTTTCTCCATAGCTACGCGGCGCTCCGTTTTGATGCGCCTTGTCTCTGCTGCTAAGTCCTCCCTCTCGCGCGTTTTGGCAGCGCGCGCTGCTCGGCGCTCCTTGGCTGCTTCGCGTTCTTGTTCTGCGCGTTGCTCATTGCGCGCGCGCCGCTCATCAGCTTGCTGGCGGCGTACGACCGCTGCGTTCTCCTGCCATGCCTGTTGTGGCGTGCGCCATGCGCCAGAGCGCGTCTGAAACCAACCTGCTCCGCGCCGTAGATCATCTGCCTGGCGCTGCGCAGCTCTGCGCTGTTCTTTCTCGAGCTCTTTCTGGATCGCCTCGGCGGACTTCTTGACTTTGGATTTATCGACTTCTATCTCGGCAGTTACTTTGATCGTATCAGCCATGCGTCACCTGTCGCATGGCCTTACCGAACGCAGACGCACCGTCAGTGTGATCGGTGTCTGCATCCGCACTGTCTCCGAAGAGCGCATTCATTCCGCTCGCCGCGCGCTGCGCTGCCTTGTCCACACGCGCTGCCGCCGCGCGGACTGCTTCCGTCTCGTGCTCGTCGATATCCGGCACGCCACCCGCAGCAATCGTGCGCTCCCAGCGATCGATGAGCTTGTCGCCGGTAGCCTCGAACACAATGTCGCTATCCGGCGTGCGCCGGTGCGCTTCGATTGGCCGCTCGATGAACGATTGTTCGTAATACTCGACGTACAGGTCGTCGAGTGTCGCGTTCAGAAACGCCTCATGGGTCGAGGGCAGACGGAAGTGCTTGGTCCACCACATGCGCATTTCGTCCCAGGGAGTCGGTCGCAGGAACGTTTCCCTCGCCAATGCGCGCGCTGCCGTTCGCAGATCCTCCGCTTTGAGCATCGTCCCGTCCTCGCGCACGAAAGGTGCCGTGCCACCGGCTCACCTCATCATAGATGCGACGCGCGATGGAATCCGGCGCCAGCGGATCTTCTGGAAGTTTCTGCACGTCGAGCCACTCTGGTTTGTCGATGACCGCAACTTCGACCGTCGCCATGATGTCAGCGCGATACTCGACGATCGGATCAACGCCCTGTCCGGTGACGCGCCCATCATCATCGCGCACGCAGTGATAGCCTCCGAGTAGCTGCGTTTTCATTTGCGCGATGCGCATCATGTCGCCTGCTGTCAGGCGCTTGATCGTTACAAAACCACTCTTGCGGTCTCCGTCGTCATCCCAATCGACCGGGAATGAATGGGTCTTTTGCATGCGTCCGCTCATGCCTCGTCACCCTCTTTGTGCGCGCGACTCACTGTGAGTCGGCGATCATGCAGCCAGAGGCCGCTCGAATTCGTCATACTGCCTCAGCGCCACGAACGAAATCCTCTCGGACGTGACACCTCGCGCAGACACGTCAAAGCTCTTCGACGACGCGCGACACCCTGTGAATTGATACGGGCTCTGCCCGGTCAGCGTGTCCTCCACGACAGCTGACAGCTCGCCGCTGGTCAAGATGTTATCGTACGTCGGGAAGATGCCCTGCGCTTTGTGCGAATTATTGACGATGCGGAACATCGACGCCTGCACGCTCGCGATATACGCGACTGGCACGTGCTCTCGCACAGCGAGCAGGTTGAGGATATGGATCTCCTCGTAGTTGACGACCTCTTCTCCAGAGACGTCCGCGCAGTACCCGATGTAACGCCCGCCGTACCGAAAACGCGCCCGAGCTCCCCAAAAGTGCCCTGATGCCATGTTGATCTCCCCAGCGGCGTCGTCTACGCCGATACGCTCGGGATCGCTGCAACAATCTCCGGCAATATGAACGCAGTATCCGGCGTCAAAAACACGCGCGCGCCGATGCGCGTCGCGTTGCCTTCCGATCGCACGGTCACTCGATCGAATCCAGGCACGATGCGACGCTGCCCGGCTGGTGCTGTATCATCCGGGTCTTCGGAGTACGTCAGGATCCGATACGGCTCCTTGACGTACGACTCGAGAATCGCGTTCGTCTCGTCCTTGATCGCCGTGACAGTCGCCACAGCGCCAGGCGCTCCGGTATGGTTCTTCTGGCCGAGGAACGTCGTCTCGAGTCTCTGTCGCAAGTCGTAGACGAGGAACAACAGCTCTTCGCCCATGTTGCCGTCATTGTAGATGTCCTGCGCGGAGTTACCAACGTACGTGGTGCGGTCCCGGTTGAACTTGAACCCCGTCTCACCGAAGCGCGATCGGTCCTGTACGATGAGCAGGCCATCGGCGATAGCGCTGTTGACGTCTGCATGGTCATGCGGATCCCATGACGAGTCTTGCGAGAGCGCAGTCACTCGGAGGCCCTTGCGCGTGAGCGGCGTTCCGATCTCGCGCGCTCCAGCTCGCATGCCTGCTGCCATGACGGCGATGAGCCATTCGCCTTGCTGCGTCAGCGCGCCGTTGATGTCTAGGAACGTCGCCTTTTGTGCAGCGAGCTGAATGAACGGATGGTTGAACGTGCGCGCTTGGTTGCGAACGGACGTAAAGGTGCCGGCCATGCCCATGTACCCGCGCGCTTCGTTTGCGAGCGCACCGTTGCGTTGGTCGATGTGCAGTTGCAGCATCGCCGCGACGCTCGAAAACGTAGCCGTCGATCCGAGACCATCTTGCGCTAGATCGTAGGTGATGAGCGGAACGACTGAATTGCCGCGATAGTTCCCTAGCTCATCGAATCCAGTTTGCCAGTTGGTATTGGTGCTCGATCCACGGGCTCCTGCGGTCAAGTAGATAGCTACGTCTCGATACGAGCTTGCGATGCCCCCGGTGACATCTGGCAATTGCGTCCCGTCGATCGAGCCTGCGGTCGAGCGCGCGAGCGTGACGAGCTTCGATGACGCGTTGACCGTGCGCACGAGCTCCATCAAGTCCTGAAAGAATCGGCTGCGCTTCGTTGGCGCGGTATCGCCGGACAAAATAGCGTCTTCGACCGCTGCATCGAAGCGGATGTCTACTGCCGATGCTGACGCGCCGAAGTCGAAGTCGTTGAGCAACGCTGTGTCGACGTTGATACCTGCCGCAGCCGTCGCGATGTAGTTGCTCGTCGCGTTGATCAGGTCGATGAACTGTCGCAGCGTCGAGAACGCAATGTCAAACACGTACGACGTGTCGTCTGCCGTCGGTAGCACAGCGGTCGAGAAGCCGGTGACATCCCCTGCCGTGCCGTTCATCGTAGCTGTCGCGCTCGTGACGTTTCGGACAGTCGCTGTACCGCCGGTGACAGCCGAGATTTCGGATGCTGTCAGCGCATGTGCTGCATCGAGAGTGATTGGACACGGAGTTGTCGCGGTCGTATGAGATGCGATGAGTCGTCTCCGATTGCCAGGCAGTTCGAGAACCATCGCATTGAATTGTGTGCCGCTCGTCGGCGCTGAAGCTAGCGTCACGTTGACGGTGAGTCCGTTGTTCGTAACGCTTGCGATCGTCCCGCTCGCTGGTTCTGTGCCTGTCAGCGCTGGGATCGGCCCGCCTTTGTACATCAAGCGAAAATACGGCTTGCGCCCGATAGGCGTGAACGTCTCGACGCGATCCTCTAGCGCAACCGTACAAGTGTACTGCCCGGCCGTAGCAGTTGCCTCAAACTCGATAGACGTACCGTTGCCATGTACGCCGTACGTCTGCGCTGTGACGCTGCATGCGTTGCCGAGCACGGTGGTGGACACGCCGCTGCCTGGCGCGGTCGTGAAGCCAGGGCTCACGGTAATCGCGCTCGTCGTGTTAGCCGTGATGCGTCGCTTTTCGCTTCCGATCTTGAGCCATCTGCCGATGTGTTGACTCGCCGTGAACGGTGTACCAGTATATTGAATGACCGTCGCGGTAGATCCCGCTGTCGTTGTGTGAGCCGAGCCGGTAGCGAGCGGAAGCGAAGATGCTGCCTGCGTGCTCTGATTCGTCTTGTACACGTACACGCGGTATGCCCCGCCTGGCACGTCGGCCTCTCCGGTCGACGGGTTGAACGCAGCAAGGATCGCGTTCGCGATCACCCCCCCTCGGTAGATACTCTTGGCATCCGACGGTCTCGTGATGAGCGCGAGTCCTGGCGGCCCAGCGTCAGCCTCGCCAATGAGCTGAACGGTCCCGATCGATTGCGGGGATACACCCGATGTCGGGACGACGGAAAACGTCGAGTACGCACCAGCGCCATATTCCAGGCGTCCATTGACAGACACGGCAAGAGGCATGTCGTTCTCTCATCCGAAGGCGCCACCAGCGCCGACTCATCCATCAACGACCTAGTATTTGGCGAAGCGCTGCTGCCACTCGGCAGCTGTCAACCAACCCTCGGTGCTAGCGTACCGAGACATCGGCGTGACGTGATGCTCCTTGCGGCCGGTCGATCTGAACCAGGCTAGAAACGTCATGCGCGGTTCCGGTTGTGCTGCCTTGGTAGCAACGGGCGGTGGCTGCGCAAACTCGTCTCGCTCGCTCATCTCGTCGATCATCTTATCAAACTCCTGCGGCTTACGCCTCATGGCAAAACCCCTGGCGGCTCGACGCCCGTATCGATCGTGACTGTCGCCGGATTCGTCACTTGATTCTGTTGCCCATCGTATAGCTCGAGGCCGATCGATGTCACAGCGCCGTCGCCAATGATGCCATCAGCGATGCGAGTCAACGAGAACTCGTTATGGAACTCCACGAGCATCGACCGTGCATAGGCTTCTGCCGGCAAGAGAGCCTGCGCTGATACGACATCCGTTGCGGTGACCTTGAGTCCGTGCATGCCGTTTCGCTCGAATAGCAACCGAGCTGATAATATCACAGCCTTGAGGATCGCGGTAAGGACCAGCAATCTCCATGGTTCTGACTCGGCCACGATGACATTGTAGGTCGGCTTCAGGATCGACCCGATGCGTTCGACGATCTGCGAGGAGCGCTTGTCATAGAGAGCCTGCGCGGTGCCAATTCGCGCGGGTTCTTCTGCGGCTATCCTGTGAATGCTGAAGCGGCTCGTCGTGTCCGGGATCGTGACCCACGACGGCGACACGATGAGCGACGACGGCGTGTTGTCCGTGATCTGCCTTACCTGGCCGCGTCCGGTTCCGCCCTCGATGTGGACCTCGTAGGATCCCGTAGCCCAGCGCTTAGTCCACCAGAGCGTTGCGTCTGCGATGCTCAGCATGTTCGATGCAGCTGATGCGACGCTATAGACCGACCCATCTTCAGGCCATGCTTGCTGCGTTTCGGCTGCGCCTGCCGCACTGGCTGTGCCGCCGATGACGTCAGGCAAGATAGCTCCGCCATAGGCATGATCCTCTGGCGGCTCGTATCCCATGAAATCCCCGAGCATCGGGTGCGGCTCGGATTCGTTGCGCAGGATGATGACCGCGCACGGCAGCGTCAGCTGGTTCGGCTTGGGCATGCCGCCTGCGTGAATCGGCAACGCAAGCGTTTCGCAGTAGCGCACGCAGCGTTCCTGATCGTCTCCAGTCATCGAGCTGAACAGCTCTCGCGCATACGTGCCGTCCGACCGAAATGCGTCAAGGCCGCGCACAAGCGAGGCTCGCAGGACCAGCTCCGGCAAGACGCTCATGCGCCTACCTCGTCGAGATATGCCTGAACGGCCTCCGGTCCAATGCGCGAACGGAAGTCAGCCATGACGCGCGCTTTGATGTCACGCGCCTTGATGCCTGGGTGCATCCATTGCTTGTGCTTATTCGGCCACGCCGTGTCGATCGGGATCGTGCGCGGTCCGAGCTTGCGAAAGATGATGGTGCCTCTATCCGTGCGCGGACCGTACTTCCACGGGTTGCCGTGCAAGTACCCTGGCTTTAGATCGAATGGTCCGCGCTGTCCGCCCTCTACCCGCACGCCAAGCGAGAAGAGCCCGTCGTTGCGCCCCACGGTCGCTGTGACGCCATGGGGCGTTCGCTCAAACGATAGCTCTTGCTCGTATGCGCTGCGTGTCGTCACGAGCTGCGCAGCTACATCGGCGCGCCAGACCTTTTCGACTTGCTCTGCGATGTGCTGCGCCGCAGCTTCCATTGCACGCTCGTGCTCTTCTTCGTCGAGCTCGACCTCGACCCTAAACCGATACTTGATGACGCTATTCATCGACCTACCATGGCGTCAGCGTCATGTTGCACGCGCTTAGTGCGAAAGACATGCTCTTTGCGGATGAGCACGCGATCGCCTAGTTCTTGCCAATCTTTGTCCCATCGTCGAACAGGAGGTGCAAGTACGATCCATCGCACGTACGCTGTGTATTTGATCACGTAGCGTCTCCCCGGCGGTGGCCGGCGAGCCCCGGTCAGCCACCGCACGACGGGCCGCTCGCTATCTAGCACGTAGTCTGCGCCACCTTCGTAGCGCGTGCCTTCCGTGTCTTCACACCACACGGGTTCACCAGGTAGATACCACAACGGATCCTCGTCGTCGCTGATGACGCCGGACACGCCTCGAGCTACGCCTCGGGTCGCGGCTCCTCGCGCTATGACCTGCCCGCCGTCTACGGGCTGCGGCGCTGTTGAGGTCAGCGCGTCCCATTCGCCGATCCGTCGCTCGTTGTCGCACCCCATCGTGGACGACAGGCTAGCCGAGAATACTGCATCTCCAGGCGCGAGCCACGCCATTTCGCTCGGCAGTAACTGAAGGGTCATTCCGCCTAGCAGCCCCGTGATCTCCGCAGCATCTCGATAGATGAATTGCCCACCGTGACAGAGCGAGCAGTCGACGCGCGCGACAGCACCTAGCCCATCCTCTGTCATCGTTGAGAACACGTCCTCGTCGCGACACGGGCATTTCAGCCCCACCTCGTGTATCATCGTGACCGAGTGTCGATCGATGAACGCTTGTAGCCTCGCTTCTTGAAAGCCGTACGGCATTACGGCCCCCCCAAGGCATCGACGACAGCACCTCGATACTTCATCCGCAGCTCTGTTACCGCGTGCTTCAGCCATCGGTCGATGTCGAGGATCGACGCTGACAGAGTGCCGTACATCGCAGACGTCGTGTACTCCGTGCGCTCCAACACGCCGTCGCGTCCGATCTGTTCACCTGACACAGCGTTGCGAGCTTGCGATAGCATCGTGTAGAGGTCTAGCGCAGCCTTCTTGTGCACTAGCTCGACGAGCGGCGCAGGGCACCGCTTGCGGAATCCAGCTAGCATGTCGTAGTGCCAGAAATTAGGAATCACATCCGGTCGCACGAACGTGTACCAGACCATGCCCTGAAACTGACTCACGCTGTTCAGGCCATACGGGACTAGCTCGACGAAACCGTTGCTTGGTGCGAACTGAATCCAGTCGGACGGAACATCGATGACCTCGCTCGTTCCGATGCGACCGGAGAGAGAGGCGAACGATATGATCGGCTGCTGCGGGCACGTGAACGCTACATATCCGTGTGACGGTCTAAAGTACGTGAGCGGGGGCACTACCTCGTCCCAATCTGCGCCGGCGAATACTGGAATATCAGATCCTGACTGTGTGGTTGCTGCGTCTGATGGAATGTCAGTGATGATGCGCGTCGGCTCGAGGTAGACCTGGATCCCCGACTCTTCAGCCCATGCAGTTGCGCGCTCGATGATATTGGCGAGCCTCGTGGTCGTCATAGGCACGGCTGTGATCAGCAAGTCTTCTGAATTGGTCTGATACGGGAGACTGTCGTGCGTTACGTCGACCACGATGAAGCTCGTGTCCGTCGGCCGAGCGACGCGACGCAGCAGGTATCGCGTCTTGCTGCTCGCAAGCGCTACCACTGGACCGCCGCACCAGGAGAGCGTTCGCTGTCCGCTCTTCTGGATGAGCGCCGATGACGACGCGGCAGGTGCTGACGAAAAGCCAGGAGATACCGTAAGGGCTGTCGATGTGTTGCTGACTATGGGTCGCGTCTCGCCTCCGGCGACGAGATATTGGCCGATGTGTGCGTTGGTGGTTAGGCCACCGCCGACCCATGTCACGATTGTCGTCGTGCTGCCAGTGTCGACGGAGCCGGATAGCTCTGTTTCTCCCGCAGGGCCTGTGTAAGCGAGCGTACCCCATTGCGCCGGGTGGTTCGCGCTTACTTCCACGACCTCGAGTCCCGTCAAGACTGACGGCTGGTCCTTCACTCCGAGCGACGTGATGTCTGTCAGCTCGACGCCAAACAGCTCCTGTTGTCTAAGACGAGACGTCGTTACGATGGCAACGGTGAAGTCAGATGTCACGCCATAGACGCTAGGCGATGTGACAGACTCAGCGCGCACGAAGTAGCGCCCGCGCCGCACCTTGCTGATCTCGTCAGTGGTCACGACATCCGGCAAGTGGATCGTCTTTGTGAACGACGTCTCGCTTCCGAGCGTGTGCGTGAGCGTCGCTACCGACACATCCCTCGCCCTGCGGGCCTTGCGCAGCGTGATGCGCACTTGCTCGCCGGTCATGGACGAGCCTGTCACGTCGACCGTGATCGTAATCGTCGCTGATTCTTCTTCGTACTGTGAATACTCAGTTGCGTCGACCGAGACAGCGACGGCAGTAGGAGCTGCCATCGTTACGGGATCGCAAAGAGCTGCGCGGTCGCCTGGTTAGGCACCGTGAGCCGCCGTTGGTAGCCAGCGCTCGGGATCATGACCACGACTTCTGCGAGTCGCGCGAGCGCGAGGAAGAATACCCCATTCGCATCGGTCACTGCCGAGACATCGTTCTTTGAGAGCGCTACTTTGCCCTGCGTCTGAGGCGCTCCAACAATGCGCGCTGTTACGACCGCTCCGACGACTGGAAGACCGGTGACGTCATAGAGCGCATCGCTCACCATGCAGGTGATGACGCTAGTCGCTGTCGATGCCTGCGTGGCAGCAATGACCTCGGCATCTCCGACGAACTGCGCAATCGTTCCGCCGGTAATCGTGAAGAGGAACTGTCCAAGCGTGTCTAGCTCAGACGCTGAAAAGTCTACCTCGTACACGCCGGAGCCGATCTCAGTGAACGATCCGGTCAGCGACTTGGGCGTGAAGACACCGCCTGCTTTGCGATATTGACACGTCAGCGCAGAAGCTGTGAGCCCCGTCGCCGGCGCTCCGGTCGATGACAGCGACAGGATCGCTACGAGCTTGGCTGATTGCGATTGCGTGACTCTTCGTTGCGCCACTCAGTCGGCTCCACTGCTGTCAATGCGAACGCATGGTCAACCGTGCGCTCCAGTTGATAGTGAAATAGGCCGTGCCCTCGACGACTACGTTCACATTCGGTCCGTCTGCTACGAGCGATACAGAGGCGCTATCATCCTCCGCGTGCAGCGTGGTTTGACTTCCTATGATGGTCGTTTGATCGTTCTGGCGTCGCACGGTGAGCACATGGACGCTCGAATACGACAACAGTTCGTCGTTGGCGTAAAAGCCGAACACCTCCGCAATGAGAGATGTCACCTTGCCGCTCGGCACACTGACCGACATGAGGACTGTCGGTGTCTCAGTGGTGGTCGTAAGGCCACTTACCGAGAAGCTGCTCTTGAGCGGATCGAGTTGCGCACAGCGAGTGATGATGTCGGATAACGCGCGTTCCGCTGCGTGGATCTCAGAGGGCTGCTGCGATTGATATTCGCACGAGACCATGACGAGATCCACCCTCTAGCAAGGCGCGTTATCCGTTCGGCCGTTGCGTCACGAACGCGCTCCACGCAACGTTGCTCGAGGCCGCTCCAGTGACGCGCACGCGGACCGTAGTGCCGGAGACATCGAGCGTGCCAGCCCATCCTGCCACATCCTCGGCCGTGTGCAACGCGGTAGCCGTGCCGATCGCAGTGACCGTAGCTCCCGATCGACGCACGGTGAGCGCGACGAAGTAAGACGCAGCCTCAGCGCCTGTGTCTCGGTAGCCGTAAATCTCAGCAACGACTGTCGTGACTTTGCCGTCTGCTGGAGTCACCGTGCCGAGCGTCGTCGCCGTCGCGTCGGTCGTGCTTCCGGTCATCGACGTCCCGACCTTGAGCGGGTCGAGCTGAGCGACTTGCGACACCCTGTCCGTCAGGGCTTTCGAGGCCGCGTTCAGCTCGGGCGGTTGGTGCGATTGATATTCACCGTAATTTGCAGCCATGTCAGACAGCCTCCGTGGTTATTCTCGGAAGAAATTAGCAGTCGCAACGACCTCGAATGCAGCCGTGCCAGCAGACGATTGCACGTAGATTTGCCTCACGGTCGCGTCCATCGCGAAACTCGCGCCAGGGCGCACGGTCCGATATGCAGCGCTGACGGAATTCTCGAACCGCACACGCACATCATTCGTTCCGTCGAGATTCAGGATCGAGAACCAAGCAGCCGGCGCGTACGATCCAACGCTGGCCGTGTCGGCTGCGGCAAGCGCAGCCGACTGAAATCCGACGTCCACCGCAGCAAGCGTAGTCGTAGCTGTACCGTTGATGCAGTACGGCTTGCGATTCGTTACTTGCCCCAGCGCGGACGGCATCTATCACACCGCCGGTCGATCCGGCATGACGTCGGTAGTCGGCGACAACGTGATCTTGGTCAACTGCTGCGTGCCGCCAGCCTGAATACGCGTTTGGAGATCGGCGAATGAACTCGCAGCATCGAGTGCGTCGAGCAGCGTGTTCCACCGAGCGACGAGCTCCTCCAGTTCTTTTGACGCTGCCGTCTTGTCGATCTTTTGTGCTCCTGCGAGTGCCATCTGCGCGCTCCCCTTTGTTTAGACGGTCATTGCGCCGATGTTGAAGATGCGACGAATGCGCTTGCGTCCGTAGAGCTTCGGCGTGCCAAACAGCGCGATGCCGAAGCGCTTGGCGAACGAGACCGCAGCTAGCTCCTTGTACATCATCGGCAAGAGCTGCGCGAACTCGAGAACCTCCGGGTCGAATTGCAGGATGTACGCAGACTCGGTGAACGCGAGATAGAGATTGAGATCCGAGATCGTCTGCGTCGCCCCGCCTGTCTGCGTAGTGCACCGCACGCGTCGGATGAGCGAGTAACTCGAGACGCCAGACGGCACGGTCGCAGACGTGCGGGGTGCAGTGCGATAGACGCCGATCCAATCCGGCGCCCAAGGGCCAATGTTGGTCGGCAGCGTGACGACAACATCGATCGAGTTTCCTGCTGCGCGCTCTGCGAGCGAGAGGCTCGCGGCTGTAGGTTGCAGAATCGGCGCCGACTCGCCGAAGCGGTTGCCGAGCGTGATGGCGTAATCGTAGTACGTCGTACCCGTTGACGTGTCGCCCTTCGTGAAATCGGCTGTCGTGACACCCGTGTTCTTCGCTGCTGTGACAGAGAACGGAGCATTCGGCGCTTGCGTCGATGTCGCCGTAGCGGACGGCGACGGCGAGCGATAGAGCGTTCCGCGCAAGAACTTGTCCATCGTGAAGCGGATCGGCTTACCAGTGCACACGAGCTGCCCGTTCGCTGCGGAGCCGACGATGCCGGCCTGGTCCATGGGGACCGCGATGCGCTCCTTCGGAGCGAGCGATTGGTTGTAATCAGCGAGCGCCTTGTTCGACAGGAACAGATCCGTCGGCATCGCGTGATCATCGACCAACGCCGTCACGATGTCGTCGACCTTGCCGCGCGTCAGCACGTCTCCGCGCAGATCGTAACCAGCCGTCGAGTCCATTTGAGCGTCGAGCCCGTTGAACTCCTCGCCTTCTCCAGAGAACTTGAGGCTCGAGTCTCCGACGTAGCAGAAGTGGTTGATGCGCTGAAGGAGCCACAGCATGCGCTCGCGCACCTTCAGCTCGAGCACGTTGCCGTGCGCCGGCAAGATCGATTGCATCGGGTCCGTGACCGCGCCGTACGTGGTCATGAACTTCACGTTCTGCGATCGGCGCGTGTAAGCTCCGTCCTGCTCCGGCGGAACCTCCATCGACAGCGTGAACCCGCCGGCCATCGTGCCGTGGTTCGTTGCCTCGTCCCACACCTCGACCGAGTCGTAGGCCGGCGTCTTTGGCATCTTGTCCCACAGCGCGAACTCCTCGGGCTTCGACCACGTAGCATATTTCAGCATGTGTTCGAGCGACAGGGTCCGGTTCGAGCCGGTCGCGCCAGAGATCGAGTCGTAATTGACGTCGAGCGCTTTTGCGAGTCCAACAGCTTCGTCCGCCGAGAGCGTCATCGAGCCCCAGCCCGAGTAGCCCTGGCCTACGTAATCAGCAAGTCCGATCATGTCCAATGTCTCCTTGTGGTCTTGTGGCTCAGGATGCGCGAGTCAGACGCTCGCGGACCTCGGGGCGAAGTTGGTTACGCAAGACGAAGCGCTCGAGATCGATTGGTCGCACGACGGGATCGCCTGCTTTGACGAGATCGAGGAGCTTGTCGGCCACGACGCTTTTCGAGAGCGCTTCGCTGCCGAATTCTCCCGTCGCTCCGTGGCGCCCGACATGAATCGACGCGCCTCCTGTCTTGGGAGCGCCAGCGGTGCTCTGGCCGTCCATCGCGCTGCGCGGGCCGACTGGAAGCGCTTTCGCGAAGTCTTCTTGCCGTTCCCGCTGCGCAAGCAGCATGGCTCCGATCGCTTCGATGGACTTGGCGATCGACTCGAACGACTTGGCGTACTGCGCATCGCGTGCTGCTAGTGACTTGCGCAAATCTGCCATCGCGTCCGCGACGCTCTTCGTCGCGATCTTGTCAGCATGCTCGTCTTTGGCAGAGCGCTCCGCTTCGTCGCTAGGCTTGTGAGCGTTGGTGTGGGCACCGGACGACTCGACATCCTTTGGCTTCGGATCTTGCTCCATGTACGCCTTCACCGCGGCCTTCTCGTCATCGTCGAGCATGCCGCCAGCGACAGCTTTTGCCATGGCTTTCTTCACGGAGACCCACGAGATGCCATTCTTCGTAGGCTCGACAGTCGGCGCCGGCTTGGCGTCGTCAGGTCCGCTTCCTTTGTCTCCTTGGCTCGGAAAGAAAGCGCCCTTTGCGAGCTGCTCGACAAACGCAGCGCCCGCTGCAAGCTCTGCCTCGCTGAATACGGTCTGCTCTTTGCCCATGTCACCCGTCCTTGTGGCCGTTTGTGGTCATCATCTCGCGCCGAGCGTCGAGACGAATCGTTCCGCGTCGTGCTGACGCCATCCTCGTTGCACGATGAACTGCACGGCGTCATTGTAATGAAGGCCGTCGGCGCGCATTGCCTGCCGCGCGTCGTGACTCACGCGGCATCCGTCGCAGCGGCATCCAGGCGATGTGGCGTCGCCCGAGCACCACGGCTCTTGGCAAAGCGACTTGGCGAGGTCCGCCCACGTCTCCGTGTTGATCGGAGACGCGGTCAGGGCAACCGACGACACGAAGCACTTGATGATAGCGCGTCCAGAACGGCGGCGAACTTCGCCCTCGATCGAGAAACCAGCGCGTCCGGCCATGCCGCTCTTGCGCAGTGTCTTGAGAAACTCGTGCCAGTATTGCGCTCGACATGCAGCGCAACGGCAATCTGGCCGATGATCGTCGGCCGGCTCGAGCAGGTCTGCCGAAATCTCGAACTGCCCCTTGGATACGGTGCACTCACTCGCGACTGGAGATGCGATCTTCGGCGCCTCGATGTACGAGACCAGGCGGCCGTGTTGATCGCGCGACTGGATGTTGTGCCCATCCGTGATCCAGCCGTGTTTGCGAAAGTAATCGAAGTCGATCCCCTTTTGGATCGTTTGCTCTCCCTGTAGATCGATAGCCTCGGTCGAGGCCACACCATGCACCCGCCTCGCGGGATGCGCAGACTCCAGCGCGTCGACGGACTTTGCAATCGATGCGACAGGAACGAAGCAGCCGAAGCGCTCCGCTTCTGTGTGTTTACTAGAATGTGACGAGCGCGGATCCACTCATGGTGTTTTCGCGATCTTCTACGCGACGTAGCGTCGATTCACATATACCGTACGTCCCTCATCTTCCAGTTGTCAAGTTGCTGCTCGATAGGGTGCTGTTCCACGACGCGATCATGGCATCCGTGATGTCTACTTCGCAGGCGCAGTCCCTACACACAGCGTACCATTTGTTGGAGTGCCCGACGATGATCTTGCCGCGAATGGTCACTGCACCGCCACGCCGCTGCGCGACGATCGGGCCGCTGCATTGGTGACAGTTGATGTGTGCAATCTGCGTTGCCGCGTTCATCGCAGGGTCACCCCCACCATTCAGCGAGACGCGAGCGTCACGTGCTGCCCTGGTACATAGCTCGTGTAATTGCGTGCTGAGAGCTCTTTGACGCGAGCTACGACGCGTTCGCGCACTTGTTCTTTTTCGTCGTCCGAGATCAGCGCGATCATTCGCGCCGCCGACTCGTCCATGAAGTCGAAGTCCTTTGGGTACAGCAGCGTCACGAGCGCAGCTTCGAGCGACGTCAAAGGCTCGTCGCGAGAGAGGCGCCCGAAGGCATCGACGACTCTGTTCGCTAGCGCCTGGACATCTAGCGCTCCTGTCCTTGCGTAGCGCGCGGCCGCGCCCATGGGTTGCGCGGTGTTCGGACGCGGCGCTGCTGTAGGCGGATCGGTCATGTAGAGCCACTTCGCCGGCGGTTCTTTCGGTGTCATGCCGTAGCCCTTGATCACGCTGTCGCGATGCTGCGCAAGAAGCTGCTCAGCAGCGTGCTCGATGCGCGGCTCTTTGTTCTCGCGCGCGCTGCGCGCTGCTGCTTCCAGCAGCCCTTGATCGAAGCGCCAGGTGCCGTCTGCGAAGCTCATGACCAGATATCGTCGCTTGTCCTTGTCCAGAAACGCATCGCTTGGAGGCTGCTTCGGGTCTTCGGTAGATGATCGATCCGCGTGCGCTTTGCTGAGAGCCTCTTCCAGCACGTTCGCGCGTGCGAGGATCTCGGTAGCGAGATCCTCGAGGCGCTCGATGCTGTCAGCTATGTTGTCCGAATCGTCGCGGTCCGTCATGGGTCACTCCTCGCCTGTGATGATAGCGCCTGGGCGGCTCTTCTCAGATAGCTCTGCCAATAGCTTCATCGCCGACAAAGCCGTCGGGTTCATGGGCATGTTATACGCTGGGTGATCCTGCGGCTCGAGCCCCCGCATGACACGCACTTCGTTGATCGACCGGAACGCGGACAACTCCTCCATGAGTCGTCGGTGGCGCTCTTGCTCGCTCGGCTCATCGAGTCCGACGAATCGGAACAGGTATCGATCGTCGTAATGGTCGACCAAGCGCTGCATAGCGCGCGCGAGCGCGCGCAGGAGCGGCTTGAGCCCTCCGTCGCGGCTGGCCTTGATCTTCCATTCCGCAGACGCCTCGAAGAGCGGCGTCTGCGCTTGTCCGCCGCGCACTTGCAGGCCCATCTCCTCTGGATCGATCAGGTACAAAGCGCAGAACACAGCGATGAGGAATTCTTGCCAGGGCGTGAACTCCATGTCGCGATTCGTGCGCGACATATGGATGAACGCCATTTCGCCGTCGAACTGCACGACGGGCACCTTGTGCGCAGAATCAGCGCCGATGAGCGTCGCATACCACTGACGCTTGAGCGCTTCGATTTGCTGCTCGCTCCATCCAGCGCCTTTCAGGTGAAACACACCAGGCGGAAGCGACCCTTGCTTGAAGAGGTTGACTTGATACTTCTCGCTTTCGAGCATGCCTGTTACGAGCGTGATGCCCTGCTCGATCTCGGAGTATCCATACCCGCGTATCGTCAGATCATTGCGCGGGTTGCGCACGATGTAGATGAGCTGCCGATCGCTATACGTCGTGCGAATCACTCCATCGATCACTTGCACATATCGCGTAGGGAGCCCGTCGCTCGATAGGTAGTCGTATCGTTGCCCGTCGAACTCAGGATGCCATGGCCTCTCACGTCGGCGTGCGTCGGGCCTCGTATCCGCTGCGAGTCGAATCGTGTCTCCGGCGATCGCATGGTACTCGTAGAGCTGCTGCGTGCCTGGATGCAGCACGGGTTCGATCGCCATCGCGTCGTACGTCAGCGAGTCGCGCACGAGGCTCTGCATGCACTCGCCTATGTCTCGTCGCTGGATAGGCGCGCACGGGTCCGACGGGCCATCACCGCCTGCGAGCAAGAGATCGCGCAAGCGCGCTATCTCGTAGCGCTCCTCGGCGCTTGGGCGATGACCGTCCTTGGTAGACAGATCCCAGCCTACACCACCGGCCTGCTCAGCCGGCTGCGAGAACATGAACGCCTGTGATGCACGTCGGTTGAAGATCGCCTGCGCGATCGCCAATCGCTCCGATGCTCGTCGCAAGAGCTGCGTGGTGATCGGGCTGCGCCGCTCTCTGTATCCAAGTTGAGATACGATGTCGTTGGGGTCCGCAAACCATGACCTCGGATCGGTTGCGCTGTATCCGAGTCCGGTGCCTGGCGACGCTTTCTCGAGCGCTGCGTGGTCGATCCGTGTCGCTGTGACGTCGCTAGGCGATGCTGCCTTAGCGATAGGCGCTCGCTTCGCACGCTGCCGACGCGTTCGTTTAGCAGCGCTGGGCTTCATTTGGGCCGTAGCGCGGACAGCGCTACTCGCAAGGCCGCCGCCTTCTCAGCTTCCCATTGCGCTAGAACGCGTGGTGTCCACCACTTGTGACCTTTCGATACGAGCCAGGCTCTGCGCTCCTCGTCCGATCTAGCTTGCGCGCTCGCTTTGTTGACCCAAGCGCTTGCGCGCTCGATCTCCTCTAGCGCAGCATCTATGCGAGCACCGTCGTTCTCGTCCACTACGTCGATCGTCGGATACTCGACGCGTTCTCGCGGCTCCTCTTCCGCGCCTGGGGTAGGCATCGCGATGTTCGCAAGGACGTCGATAACCATCTCGTCTGCTGCTCGCCGGACGACATGCGGATCATGCGGCATGGTAGCTATGTCCGAGCCGTCAGCATTCGACACGAAGAGCCCTGCTTGTCCGTTCTCTTGCTCGTACACGCCGCGGTAGAGCTCGCCGTCCTGCCTCGCCTTCGCGAGCGTCAAGGCGCCCACGCGCGCGCACAAGGCCATGCGCAGTGCTCCCAGATCAGACACGCGGCACCTCTGGCGCTTTGACCGTTTTGGTCCCACCTGGTCGAGATGGCGCCTCGCATGTAGCTCCAGCGCGATGATAGCGCTCGCACGTCGGGCACCACACGCCACGGATCTGTTGGCGCAGTCGGACCGGAGATCCAGGTTGCTTACCCAAGCGCGTCATCGTTTTCCACGCTGTCTCGCCGGCGTGGTCCCGAGGCGTCAGCGCCTTGATGAGAGCGCGTGCGCTATCGCTGCCCATGCGCTCCGAACCCCATCCATGCGGAGCCACCTGGTTGGCCGCGATCGTCTACCGCTGTCGGTGCAACGGGTTCCTTTCCGTTGCGTTGCGCACGCGATCTCTTCCTTGCGGCTGGGACGGTAGCCTCTGTCGTCCGCCCTACCTGGACTGTCGCTTGTCCGTCTCGCTCTGCTTGAGCAGCGCGCGCTGCGCGCATCGAACGCGACTCCTCGACGACGGCGACAGGCGCTGCTGGCGCAACGTCTTGCGCTCTGCGCGCGCTGAGGCGCTGGATGGCCTTCTCTACCAAGGCATCTGCGAGTGTGTCGAGCTGCGCTGCTGTCATGACGACGCTCTTCTGCTTCGCGCGGCGCTTCATTTGCCTACTCGCATCCATGGGGCGCTCTGCGCCAAGGCTCCCACGAACGCTCCGGGTGCTCCGATCAGCAGCGTCGACAGCGCGCCGATGTCACTGACGACGAGCCGACCGACGGCAAAGGCCAGGCCCCAGCCAGCGAGCATCGCAAGTCCTGTCATCGCCCACCACTTCGGGCTCGTCAGTGATTCTTTGATCCATTCCATGAATCGCCCCTTGGTTGTGTAGCTGTTTCACGATACGCGCATTCACCGGGCGCGGTCAATTACATGAACGAGAATATCGGTCGGCGCGAAGCTCGCTGCAATGCGAAATGCGCGTACGTGTATGCGTGCACGAAGTGCGGGTCGAGGCCGATGTTGCGCCAGCGCATCTTGAATTCGCCTGTCGCGCCGTTCGTGATGTGCTTGTCGCGAGCTACCGAGCGCAGGTGCAGCCAAAAGCGATCGTGGCACACTGCTTCTGGCGCAAACCGGCCTGTTTGTGGCTCGTACACGAGCTGCACGAGCTCGCGCGGATCCGGCATGACGACCTGCGCGTTAGCGATGCGAGACAAGCTCTCGTCGATCGCTTTGTACCGATGCAGGTTGACTTGCCACTTGACGTTCGATGGCGATAGCCGGCCGCGACTAGATGCTGCTGCGCTGTCTAGCCACTTGACGGTTTCGGCTTGGCTCTCGCTGTAGTACGCAATGAAAGCTCTTCCAGGGTGAGCCCGTGCGAACTCGGCCGCTTCGTTGAAGTTTGGCGCAGCGTCCGTCACGGCCATCTGGACGTCGTATTCTCTCATGAGCTCAGGCAGTCGTGTGAATGGTGATTTCGCTATGTCTCCGTACTCCGGGTTCCCGGTGTCCACGACTTCAAGATGCACGACTACGGCTGTCCCGTTCGTGCCTTGGCGAAGCACGACGATGTACAGGTTGCCGCCGTGTTGATCGACGCCCATCGCGCAACCCGATCGTTCCTTTGCGCCGCGCCGATAGGTCTTGCCCCAACGCAACGGCTCGCCGTCTTCCGGGTCATAGGCCGGCCAGCCTGGGGCGTTCACGCAAGCGCGCAAGTGTTCCGGCGTGACAGGCACGCTCTCTGCGTCGATCCACGGGAGCCCTAGCATCGCGTTGTAAAACTCTTGGCGGTTCGTCGTGTCGTTCCATCGATCCCATACGAGGTCTGGACGTCGCGACCATTTAGGACCGAGGATGCCTGGCACCCAATAGGACGCTCTGCGCTCGCTCGGGTTCTCGCAGATGTATCGACCGATTTGTGGATCGTCGATGCGCACGCCGCATCTCGGGCACCGCCAGAAT